ATGTGGGTAATCTAATGATTTTAATATAAGCTCTTTTACAAAAATACTGTTAACGTCACCGAAAACACCTTGATTGGCAAGTTGCATTGTAGTTTGAGCAATTGCTTGTTGTGACTGTGGCATAGCTGATCCAGTTTGTATTTCAATTTCATATTGAGTTATAGACAAGTCATTTAAAAATTGTTGTGGCACTGACATTTCAGGTTCTTGTTCAGGGCTAAATATCTCAATGTTTTGTTGATCCTCACTCATCACAGCTAGTCTTTGACCAGAAATTCTCATAACCCTAGGCTGAGTATAGTAAAGTTGAATTAAAGTTACGCCTTTATTGCTCAAGTCAATTAAAAAGCTTTTAAAATTACGTTGAATTTCTCGTATTGATGACATGGGAGACTCGTTTAAATCTCGTATCATTTGACCTGAATTAGCACCTACTGGCCTTTCTCCTGATAACATAACCTCGTTAATACGCGCTAAAGACAAAGCGTCACGCTTAAGGTTATTAATATGATCTCGCATCAGCTGAATATCTTGCGATAATTTATTCGTCACTTGTATCGGTGGTTGAATTGATCCTCTTTTTGCAGAGATAATGTCAAAGTTTTTAGAGAGATCGTTAGGGTTAATAGAGTCAGGACTAACAATAAGCATAGACCTGTATTTTGCAACTAACTCATTTAATTTGTAGTAGGCATTAGTAAGCTTATCTTGCGTAGCACATAAGTCTCTAACATCACCATAACCCACAAGTGTATTTGTAGTTGTTGGTGTAAAAGTCGCAAAAGGAAAGCCAAAAGGATAATCAATTGCTCTATCCTCTAATATGTAATCGCCTATGTAGACGATTAGCCTTCCGTTTGGATATTTGAATAAATTCTCTCTTTTAACTTTTTCAGTGTCGCTGGTATCTTGCTTTTCAGGTTGGAAAATTGTGTCGTCTCGTAAGTAGCACTCGTATACAGTGTAATTAGTTTCAGTAGAAGAAGGAAAACCACCCCTAGATAAATAAGCTTGGCCAGAATCTTTGTCATTCGAATATCCTTGTAAAATATTTGTTTGCTCAGGCTCCTCAATCGTCACCTTTTGCTTTTTATTTAACTTATCTAAAATTTCTAAAACTCTTCTATCCCCTTTGTATTGGTCTATAAGATCAAACTTGGACAATGACCTTTGAACAAAAATATAATTTGCATTTTTAACTGTAGTAGCTGATGGCTCAGGGAAAAAATTAGTAGGACTTATTCTAGTTATTGAAACATTTCCTAATCCTTCGTCTGCACTCTGATCCCATGCAACTTTTCCAATTCCAATACCATAAATTAAACCATCACGAACAATCTGTTGATGTACGTCTGATATGTTGTTAGACTTTTTAACATTTTCCCACACGTCATTTAAAATTTCTGCCACAGAATCGAGTTCTTTTACATAATCAAAGTTAGCGTGCGACAAACTAGATACTTTTACATTAGTTGTTATTTGAGCGTCTAGAGCTATCGTGGCTTTAGTTTCGACTATAGGCCTTATACAGTTGTAATAGTTACGATTATTGCCTCTTCTTGGGTCAGAACTATAACTATACCCAACGTCAGGAGCTACCATTCCATTATAGTATTTGGCGTACTTTACAAAGCTTTTCTGCTCTTCCGTGTTCATTGCTGGACGACGCAAAGAGTTTAAGTATTTTACTAGTTTTTCGTTTTTAAGGGACATACTTAATTCTAACTTTTTTTTTACACTTTTTTTTACAATATATTCTAGTAAAAATGGAAATTTTAAACTTAAATTGTAATCTACTTGCATGATTTTCGTTTTGTAAAATTTTACAATTAGAGTATGGAATTTACTTCAGGGCAAGAATTAAGATTTAAATCTAATATTGGTTTAAATCTTTGGGTAGATTCCATTTTTCCAGCAGGACAACTTGGTTATAAAGAGTCGCATATCAGAGTAAAGATAAATAGCTATACCTTTGATGTGCCTTTTTCTACTGCTAATCAGATATTTGAGTCAAATGTAGTGCCTTTAGAACCTGAACCTGAGGTTAAACCTGTTGATGTAGAACCTAAGATTATTTTGAAAAAAAAGCGTACAGCAAGGAAGAAAAAATTAGATGCATAAAGACAAAAAAATGGGCATGTTCATTATTAAAATAGGAGCGCCAGAAGGTCCAGAAATGTCAGAAAAAAAAGAAGACATGTACGAGGAAATAAAAAAAGAAACTTCTGAAAAAGATAAAGATAACAAAAAGGAATATAGCGTTGCCGATTATGGCGGTTATAGCCCTGATGAGCTAGTTAAAAAACTAGAAGATATAAAAGAGTCGATTAGTAACCAGAACACCCGTGAGGCTCTTATGAAGATTGATAGCTGTATTGTGAGAATCACTAAGAAGGAGTTACCTTCCATGCAAGAAGACGATCCATTCTCAACTATAAATTACGAGCTAGACAAAATTTTACCTAATCCAGGTAAGTAGGAGTTTAAGTTATGGAAGACATCCAAGCAGAAGATGTCGAGCAAGTTGAAAGCACCCAACTAAATTTTGGACAAGCTAACGACACTCAACAAGCATCTGAAGACGGACAAGTCGCAGATATAATTAATTGGCAAGAAGACAAAAGGTATGCAGATCATTGGGGTGAAGACCCTAATAAGATGTATGAGTCTTTAAAGTATTTAGAAAAGAAACAAGGCGAATACGACGGTCAAATCAACGACTATAAATCGCAAGTTGAAGATCTAGGTAGATATAAATCCGATTATGAAGTATTGGAAAAATTAATGGACGCTCCAGGTGTAGGCGATGAAATTATGAGCGTTTTAGAACGCTATCAAAATGGCCAAACCCAACAAAATCAACAACAAAATTATCAACCGAATCCTGATAATCAGTTGCAAAATCAATTACGTGAGTTAATGGATTGGAAAAACAATCTATCAGCCCGTGCAGATCAATTAGTATTACAAGAACAACAAGAGCAACAGATGGGTCAAATTAATGAGTACGCCAAAAAGTACAACATTCAATATAACCCTGACGACTTTTTAAAATATGCTAATGAGAATAATGTTCCTATGGAATCGTGGGTACATCATTTTAAATCGCACGCAGCAGATGTTGCTATGCAAAATGCTAGAAATCAAGCAGCAGAAAATGCATATAAATCAAAGTTTTCTACTCCTTCCTCTTCCTCTTCAGGAAGTAAAGGTAATCCAGTAATTAACGAACGAAATATTGATGATGCACTATCAAGGATTTTAGGTTAACGGAGACTAAAAAATGGCTTTAACAACCGATCAATTGAACGAAGCCGTCAGTGTAGCGCACAGACTAATTGCTGACGAGTTAGCTTCATCTTTTGCGAAAGCAAATTATTTTTACAATATTATGAGTAAAAAACCTCACTTAAAAAAAGGTGACGGTACTAAAATTCAGATTCCAGTTCAGTACGCTGAAAACTCAGCTAAAGGTTTTTTCAGTGGAGAATACGACACTGTTCCTACCAATGCTAACCAACAGTTAACTTTTGCTGAATTTGACTGGAAATTTTATGTTTCTAACTCAACTTTCAACTTAAAAGACTTTAGTACAGGTACAGGATCTAATGCTGTTAAAGATTTAATTAAGACAAAGATAGCACTTGCAAAACAGGATGCAATTAGAGATTTATCTTCTGCGTTGCATACTTCTAGCTCTAGCGATTCTAACCAAATTAATTCATTAAAAGACGCTGCTGGAGCTGCAGGTACAGCATATGGTGGATTGTCTGACAGTGATCTTCCAGAATGGCTATTTGAGCGCGATACAACGACTAATACCATTAACTATAGCAACATCAATGACGTATTTCGTGTATTAATGGGACGTGGTCAAGGTGTTGGTGATGAGACTGGAACATATGCTCCTGACTTAATGATTTCTAACTCTTATGTATTAGCTAAATTCCTTAATTCTCAGCAGTCTCAACAGCAATTTACTACTGAACAGACATTAAAGAGTGGGTTCGCTGGCTGTCTTTTTAACGGCATATCGTGGACAGTAGACGAATTTTGTACTGGCTCTGCTGATGGTGCTACGGCTGACAATGAACTTTATATTCTTTCTACTAATACATTTCGTATGTACTACAAGTATGGATTCGAAGGTTCTAAATCGCCAATGGATACATTAAACATGAGATTACCTAACCAAGCTGCGATTTCTTCTCAGACTTACTTGGTAATGAATCTTGTTAATATCGCACGTCGTTACAACGCTGTTTTTACAGCATTACAAAGCTAAGGAGAATTATTATGGCATATAAGGCAATTAATAATATTCAAGCTGTAGACCTCGATTCTTTAGATGCTAGCTCAGCAACAAAAGAATATCCTTTAGGAACTGTTATTGAAGTAAATGACACTTCTAAAGGCGGAGTCTCTCAGTTTATGTACGTTAAAGCTCATGCAGCTTTTGCAACTGTTGGAACACCTTTTGCTATTGAGTGTGGTTCTGGAGGAGACGCAGAAGTAGTAACAGCTGCTCCTACTGCTCAGGATAGTGGTGTTAAATTAGGTTTTAATACAACTGCTATTACTTCAGGCGAATATTTTTGGGCACAGACTGCTGGTGTAATTACTGCTGCTGCTGGAACTGTTGCTGCTGGCGACCACGTTGAAGTGTTAGCTGCTGGAACAACTGTAGTTGTAGACGGCACATCGGGTGCAACTGCTCATAGCATTAAATCAATTGGAATTGCTAAAACTGCAACTTCAGGCGGTCAGATTACTATGGCTGTGGTACCGGAAAGAGTAGTTAAAGTAGAAGCTGCAACACCATAGGAATAAAACTTAAATGACTGATTACCAGGCAATATATAGCCACGATGGAATAAAATTCTTTAAAGCTACAGGCTCTGGCAGTCAATCTGATCCTTACATTCCCACCGTCAATACCCAAGGCGGTGGGAGTGGGGGAGCAATTGAATTTGATAACGCTACAAATTCAGAAGTAACAATAGGTAACACTTCGACATCCATAGCAGCATCTAATGAAAGCAGAAAAATTATAGCACTAGTAAACAACAGTGATGTAAATATTTTTATTTCTTTAGGCGCTGCTGCAGTGATGAATAGCGGTATTAGGCTTAATGCTAATGGTGGAAATATAGTCATTGCAAACCCAATCTACACAGGCGCAATAAATGGCATTGCAGCGACTTCAGGTCATAGTTTAGTGGTAATGGAGGGCACATGACGTACATATATAATCCTCAACAACTTGAAGCTTCTGAAAATACCTTTGTCACAGCTTTAGCTTTTGCATCAGGTACAGGAATATTAACTGCAACTCGAAATGATGGCGTTGAACTCACTGCTGATTTAGATGGAAGATATGCAACTGAAAATACGCACACTGTTTCAGCTGCGTTCAATACAAATGACGGCGTTTTAACACTTAATCAAACTGATCCAGTAGGAACAGTAACGGTTGATTTAGATGGTCGTTTTCCGACTGAAAACACACACTTAGATTCTGCGACATTAGGCGTTGATAATGTGCTTTCACTTAGTATGGTCAATCCAACTTCAACAATAACCGTAGATTTATCAGAGCTATCAGATTTAAACACGCATTTAGATTCTGCTTCGTTAAATAACAAAATTTTAAATTTAAATATGGTCAATCCTGAATCAACAATAACGGTTGATCTTTCACCAGTACTTGAAGGCGATTATTTACCTATTGATTTTCAAAATTCATATTCAGGTAACTTAAATGATCTACTAAATCCAGGAGTTTATTCTGTTTCATCCACAGCTTTAAATGCACCTCCAGATATACAAGGCAATGAACATTTCGTTCAAGTTTATTCTGACAAGACAGGTGATGATTCGCCAACTAGTTGCGTTCAAATATGGACAACGGGAATGAATCAGAGTAACGGGATTAATCCAAATACACGCATGTGGATGCGTATTTTTTCGATTGATACTGTTCCTATAGTTTCTTCGTGGCAAGAGATTAACAATGGTGGGTTAAATGGCTATTTGAAAGGGGTAATGATTCAAACTGGTCGTGATTTTAATGCAGCTCGGTACAGACAATCAGGCTACTACTTTGTAGATAATGTAAATTCAGAAACGCAAGGCTGGAGCAATGGGCCTGATAATTTTCCAGATTCACAATTTAATGTCTTAAAAACGGTGATGACAGGTTATAACGCACTCAATCTTTCATACGGTCATGGATATCAAGAGCTATCAACAGCAACATATGATGCCTCAACTAGTCATGTTCGTACATGGAAACGTAGTTTTGAAGCATCTTCTAGTGTGGAAAACTATACGGATTGGTATGAAGTATTTCACCAAGGAATTCCAATCAATACTGAGGTTTTAAGTATCTATAAGGTTCCAGACTCAAGATCCTCTATAGATGTAAAAGGAGTAAGGGTAATTGATCTTCATTTAGGCTTAACATATAGCATTCATAATTTAAGAAATGGCGTTGAAGGACAAGTCGTAACTTTCATAAAAACAAATTATAACGGCATGGTGACGATTACATATCAAGGCAACATTCAACCGCCTACTGGTGGCTTTACAACTGTAAATTTACGCTATCACAGAGGCGCATCATTTATTTATTCTGCTGGTACTTGGTATCCGCTTTTTAGTAATTCAACATCATAAGGAGATAAATATGTTAGTAAAAGATGCAATATCAAGAATTAGATTCCAAACAAATACAAATGATGACAATACAGGAAAAAACATAAACGCCTTGTTTAGCAATAAAAATTTAGTCGCACAATTTCAAATTTGCTTAGATCAGTATGCAGCATATACAAAAGGAATTGAAGATATATTTTCGGTAAATTTAGGTTCAAATATTAGAAGCATAGAAGCTCCACAATATGCGATTAGGTCAGAAGCGTATAAAAATATTTATGTTTGGAGAGGAGGCAGAAGATATCAATTAAACATAAAGCCGATGAACTATACTCATACTCGATATCCCTATCAGACGTATTCAGGCATACCACAGTTTGTAAGTATCTGGAAAAATGAAATGTATTTCTATCCTGACTCCTCACTAGAGTTTCAGACAACAACATTGACAAGCGCATTAAATGCTAACGACACAACTTTAAATGTAGTCTCTACAACAGATTTTCCTGAACAAAATGGAAGAGTAACGATTGGTTCTGAAAAGATAAGATATCAAACAAAAACAGCAACACAGTTTTTAAACTGTACAAGAGCAGTAGAAGACACAACGGCAGCAGAACATGATGCATCTGCAGTAGTTAGTGAAAATAACTTAATGGTTTTTTATCGAAGATTAGAGAAGCCCATATTTGTTTCTGATGCAGACATTATTTCTACTGATGACTTAAACAGAGAACTTAATATTCCAGAAGAGCATATGATATCTATCATTGATTTAACTACCTATATGCTTTTAGTCAAAGTAGATGCAGTACGTGCACAACCATACAAGGTTGATGCTTCTGCCTTTTTAGAGCAAGCAAAAGAAGACATAGAATGGAATCATTCGGACATCACGTCAGGACTATTTATATCTGATGCTTTTGATTGGGAAAGTAACAATACTGGAGCTACAATGTAATGTTTGAGGTATTGCAGACAGAATGTAAAGGCATTAGGACAGATCGCGGTCCTAAGTTTATTGGAACTGAGTTTTGTCAAAATATCGTTAATTATAACTTTGACAATATTATAGGATTATCAAGAATTTCAGCACCTAATGTGGAATATGATGCAGGTGGTACGGATGGTATCGATGGCTTGTTTCAGTTTAGATACATTGATTCTAGCGGTAATCTACAAAAGGAAAATATTATTGTTAAAGGTGGAGATGTCATTAAAGATGGGGTTGATTCCATTAACGTTGCAACAACAATATATAGTGGTCTAACAGCAGGAAATAAATGTTCTTTCGCAGTATTAAATGACAAATTATTTATTTCGAACGGTGTTGATAATGTATTGGTTTACAACGGTACTGTAGTAACAGAAATGGGCGCGCCTCTTGCTACTAATAATCTTGTAGCAGGTGTACTAACAGGCGATTATTTTTATGCAATTACCTATGTAATCGACGGTGTAGAATCAGTAACATCTTGCATTTCGAATACGGTAAGTCCAAGTTCTAACAAAATCGATTTAACTTTACCTATCGGTCCTACAGGAACTACAGAGCGAGATGTATATCGTACTGAAGCAGGTGGTACACAATTAAAGTTTTTAGTTAAAATAAATGACAATACTACGACTACGTATCAAGACAATACAGCAGATGGATCATTAGGAAGTAACATACCTGCAACTAATGCTCCTGCTCCTAAACCTAAGTTTATTACAGTAAAAGATGAAAGATTAATAGGAATAGGTAATGCCAGAAGGCCAAACTATTTATATCGATCAGAAACGGAAATTGAATCGTTATTTGCAACTATTGGTGTAACGGATGTATCAGGTCAGGGTAATGATAATACTGGCCTTACAGGTATGGCAGAAGATTACAATCAGATTGTAGTTTTTTCAGAAAAAAGAATTTATTTAGTTGATGTTTCAGGAGAAGCTGCAACAGTTAAGCAAACAACTTCTAACGTGGGCTGTTTAGATGGTCATACAATAGCAAAAGTTCCGCAAAACGTAGATTTTAGAGGCGGTTTGATGTTCGTATCAGATCAATATGATATACGTGTTTTTAATGGCGAAATTGCAGTTAACTTAGCGACAAGTTTTGATAACTTAGCGACACAGAATTTTTCAGCAGCTTTAAATAAAGATCAGTTGAAAAATAGTTTAGAAAATATAGAACTTGAAGGTGCATATTTTGATTATAAGTATCACTTAATTGTAGGTTCTTTAATTTACGTATATGACATAAGAATTCAAGGTTGGACAACATACAGAATTAGAACAGCCTCATACACGCCTACTTATCGTAAGTTTGGAATTTTAGGAGAGAAGTTTTTTATAGGTCAAAACACAACGGCAATCGTTGAGGAAATGTACAAAAACGAAAAATATCGAGGAGAAAATTTTGATAGTCATTTCGAAACAGGAGAAATTTTAGTTAATGACACATACAAATATTTCAATGATCTAATTATTTACTACGGTAATTCAGGTGACATAACAGTTAGCATTACAATCACACCCGAAAGCAACTCAGATTTAGCACAAAATGTAAATTTTTCAATAGAAGCAGACGCATTTAACCCAACTTACTACAACTCAACATACTATGAAACAGTAACAAATGTAGATGATTATAAAGTTGCACATATTAATAAATACGCTAAATGGATTAGGTTACGAATGTTTTCATCTAATCGCTTCAACTACAGAGGTTACAAACTTATCGGACAGCAATTAACAAATAAAGAAAGATGAACATAGATAATTTACAAAAAAAAGACGTAGAAAAGTATATAGAAAAATTAAAAGATTGGAATACAGATCAAAATAAATATGCAGAATTTAAATATATATTTAATTTAAAAGAAGTTTTAACAGATTTAATAGATGTTTTAGAAAATAAAGGACTTGTTTTAGTTGCTAAAATTAAAAATGAAATAGTTGGATCTATTGTTTTTGAAATAACTAAAATGAATCTTTGTCCTCATGCTACAGGAATTGAAAGAGTTTGGCATTGTAATAGTAATTTACCTTCAAAAACAAAGTATAGAATTTTACAAAATTTATTAGATAAAGCTGATAAATGGGCTAAAGAAAATAATTTAAAAAGATTAATAGTTATATCAAGCACTAAAAATCCAATCGTTAAGTTAATAAAAAAAAATAAATATGTTGAAACAGAAACATATTTTGAAAAGGAGATAAAGTATGGGAAGTAAAAAAAGATCAGCACAAAGAAGAGCAGCAGAAACACAACAAGGACAAACACGACTAGAATCAATTCTTGCAGCACAAGAAGCAGATCGTGCGTCAGCTAGAGAAAGAGCTTTATTAGGAGAAATAGGACAACAAGCAGGTGTTGAATATGAAAGAGGTATATCAGATTTTCAACAAGCAACAGGAACGCCATTTAGAGTTAGTGGTGGTCCGTTTAGATTAGGAAGAAGTGCAGAATTTGATGCCGAAACTACAGGAACCCCAGCAGCGGTTACAAGATTACAAGAATTAATTAGACAACAAGCTTTGCCTGAACAACAAAGAGCGGCTGCACAGGGAAGAATAGCGTTACAACAGGCAGGAGTTAGAGGGCCAGAAGCAGCTTTAATGATGCAAAGACAGCAAAACAGAATGCAAACAGACTTAGCTAATAGAGCTGAGCAAGTAGCATTACAACAAGCATTAGCAGATAGAGGTGTAAGGCAACAGTTTGCAGCTCAAAGAGGGATGCAAGAAGCGCAACAGGCAAGAGCAGAACGGATGTCAGAAATCGAACAGGCAAGAGCAGATAGAGCAGCGCAACAAGAGTTTGCAAGACAACGAGCAATAAATGCACAAGAAAAAGCATTTGCTAAAGGTGTAACAGCAGAAGGAAGACCACAATTTGATGCAGCTGAGCAAGCTAAAAGTTTTGACACCTTTAAATCACTTCAAAGAGGTAAAGGTAAAAGTACAAAAGACAAACTTAAACAATTAACATTTGGAAAATTTTTTTAGATAAAGGAGAAAAAATATGGATCCATTTACAGCAATTATTACGTTAGGAAGTAAAATTATAAGTTCATTAGGCGCAGCAGGCGCAGGAGCTGGAGCAGGCGCAGGTGCAGCAGGCGCAGGTGCAGCAGGCGCAGCGGGTGCAGCGGGAACAGCAGCAGGTGTTGGAGCAGCTGGAGCAGGCGCAGGTGCAGCAAAAGGTGCAAAGCTTGCACAAATGCTTGCAAATATACAAACAGGTACAGAAATTGGAAAAACAGCTAAACAATTTTTAGCAGAACCGCCATCAGCTCCTATAGCTACAGGAAGAGGAGGAGTAAACTACGGCAACGAAGTCGATAGATTAAGAAGCAAGGGGTTACTCTAATGGCAGTAAATAGACTTTTAGATTTTGCAAAATTACCTCCTGAAACATTTAAAGTTGATCGAGAAGACATGGCAGCAAAATTAATAAATCAAATGCAGACTGATTCTGTTCCCCAGAACCAAATAACTGGGAAACAATTTAATGATAACAGACAAGACAATCCTATCCTTTCTAAATTAACAGAACTTGCAAAAGATCCTAGTACATATTCTGCATTAGCTAGTATTGGATCTGTTGTAGCAGCAGCAGAAGGTGAAGACACTATGGCAAGTGCTTTATCTAATATTTCTAGCAGAATAGATGAAAATGTTAGATCAAAGGCAGAAAGACAATCTACTTTAGCAGCTGAAAAATTTAAAGAAGAAGAAGAAACTAGACGAAAAAAATTACAAATACAAGCAGATAAAGATGAAGAATTAAAAACTATACAAAATGAAAGAGATGAAGCATTAAGAGCTCAAAAAAAACAAGATAGGCAAACAGAAATTACTCTCATTCAGAAAGGTTATAAAAAAATATCAGATCCATTAGAAACAGAAAATATACCTGATAGATTTTTAATAAAAGTTCCGCTATCTGGAGATAAATCTATAGATTTTGTTAATGAAAAAGAATTAAATGCTAGAAAAAAACAAGTACAAAAAGAAGTTGCATATAATAAAAATGTATTAAAGAAAAATCAAAATATTAAAACAAATATAGATAAACTTATTAGACAAAATGAACAAGGAACATGGGAATTAACAGACCTAGGTAAATATTTAGCAGTAAATCCAGTATTACAAAGATCTTATAGAGCAGGTGGTTTTAAACCTCAACGTGATGCCGACGCTGCTAAAGATTTTATAATATCCAATTTAACTTTAGATAGGTTACAACAGATTAGAGAAAATAGTCCAACTGGAGGATCTCTTGGTAATGTTTCAGATAAAGATATTCAGCTTTTAAAATCTGCAGCATTAGCATTAAGAGAAGGTCAATCTGAAGAAGCAATTGCGCAAGCTCTTGGTAGTTTATCAGTAGAGTTAGACAAATTAAATGCAAAAGCAATTATTGATCCTAGACAACTTTTATTTTCTGATCCTTTTAAAAAAGAAACAGTTCAGACAGGATCTACTCAAACAGGTCAAACGTGGGAGAGAGATTAATGAAAATAAATATTACTAATCCAAATACAGGTGAAAAAATAAAAATTAATATTAGTGATACTTTTGAATCATTATCAGAAGAAGACAAACAAAAAACAATTGATGAAATATCTTCAGAATTAAATTGGAAATCTAAAGAAACTATAGAATTTGAAAACGAACTTGCTGAAAGACAACGAGAAATTGATGCTAGGCAAATGCCTGCTGCAGTAAAGCCAAAAGGTATAAAAAAAGCAATAAATGTTGCTTCACAAATTGCTCCTTTTGCAGGATTAGCACTTAAACAAACAATACCAGGAAGAATTATAGGTGCTGGTATTACAGGTGGTTCAAGAATTGCTGAAGGATTAACAAGAGGTGAAACTGCAGGCCAAGCAATAAAATCAGGAATAAAAGCAGGTGTTATAGATGCAGTAACAGGCGGAATCGGATCTGCAATAGGAAAAGGATTTCAACTTGCTAAAAAACCAGTCTCAAAAGGAATGTCTGCTATGTCAGGTGCACCTGCAGAATCATTAGAATATTTAATAGAAAATCCAGAATTAGTTAAGGGTACAAATTTAGAAAAAGTTGTAAAAAGTGCTAGAAAATCTTTAAAAACAATATCTAAAGTTAAAAAAAGACTAAACAAACAACAATTAAAAGAAGTAGATAAAGCGCAAAAAGCTATTACCTTAGCAGATGAAAAATTTATAAAAAATACAGTAGTTGAAGATACTTTAAAAGAATTAAATAAAATGCGTGGTAATACTGCTAGATATTCAGAAGAAACAAAAAATGCAGTAAAAAGTGTTTTAGATTTAATAAAAAATGATCCTAGTCCTGCAGGAAGACTAGAAATACTACAAAAAATAGACAGATCACTAAGGAAAAGCGGTGCATTTGCAGCAAAAAATGATGAGTTAAAAGTATCTCAATTAGGTGATACAGATCAATTGTTATTAAAAGTAGCTAATAAATTACGAGGTGAAGTTAAAGATATAAGTAAAGGTAAAGTAGGAGAAATTAGAAAAAAAATTGAAGATTTAAGCACTTTAACTGATCCATTAATAGGAAAATTTCAAAAAGGAAAAAGAGCTCAAGGATTATTTAAAACATCAAGAGAACAGCCAATTGAATTACAAGAACAGCTTAAAGCATTTAGCGATATTTTACCTCCACAAAAAAAGTTTTATGAAAAAGGAGTAGCTTTAGCTGGAACAGAAAAAGGTATGCCAAAAATTTCAAATTTAATTTTAGGAACAGGAGCAGGTACAGGATTTATAACTAGTGACCCTATGACAGGATTACTAACTACAGCTGCAGGGCTAGGTCTTTCAAGTCCATTAGTTCAAAGACAAATTATAACTAAAGGCCAATACGTTCCTAGAGTTATAGGAAAATTTTTAGCAAGAGGATTTACACCTATAACAAGAGATCCTGTTGGAAAAATTACTAATCAAGAACAAATTGAAAATGAAAGAGGAGTAGTAAAATGACAACACCATCCACAAGCGATTTAAATATGTATGACGGAACGCCATTTGATCAGACTGATCATGATGGCAACTGGACTCAGTCTGTTACTTGGTTAACTTCTGGCAACTATGATGTGACTTTTCAGAATGTTACTGCAACAACATTTACAGGCTTACCTACAGAAACATTTAACGTTACTGCTGGTGAGGATATATCAGCAGGAGATGTATTAAGAATATCATCTGGTAATGCAGTAAAGGCAACAAACATAAATGACACTGGAATAACGCAGGTAATTGGAGTAGCCACACAAACAGTAACATCTGGAGCTACTGTTGCTGTGTCTAATCAATTTTATGAATCTTATTCATCTTTAATTGTTGGTGCGGCATATTACATAGGTGTTGATGGAGGAATTACAGTTACAAATCCAGGAGTACGTGCATATATTATTGGATATGCTGTTTCTTCAACTCGATTAAATTTAAATGTGAAACCGCAATTAGAATCAAAAGAGTTAAGAAACTCAGGTTTTATAACTAAAACATTAGACGTAACGGTTGGCGGCTCAAATAAGTATAAAATCATTGATTATTCATCTGGAATAAATGCAATCGCAGGAATATTTTTTGCTATTCCAACAGGTACGATAACAAACATTTATTCAATCTATGCTGTTTCAACTAATTCGTCTACCCCAATAGGAACTGCAACTGCAATTAGTAATAACTTAGGGCTAATTTTTGGTATTGATAACAATAATTCTGTTTTTGTTCAGGCTTCTTTAGGAGGCGGTTTCAATTTGCGAGTAACATATTTTATATCTGGATACTACAGTCAATCTCAGCTGTTAGATACGGCAGTACAAATATAGTGATAAGAATTAGACGCGCTATAAAAAAGGAGGATAGAAATGGCATTATTAAAAGCTTTCAAAGTATTAAATCTAGTATCAACACTAAAAAAGATAAGCAGATTTATCGATCAGGTAGAAGCAATAACAACCTTATTTGAACAGATATGTAAGATAATTGAAAAAAATGCAAAAGAGAACAACCAACTTTTAAACATTTCTGCTGAAAAGATTAATAAAATAGAAAAGGCAGTTAAGAAAATTGAGCGTTTTGACAAGAAAATAGAAAAAATACAAGCAAGCCTTAAATGAAAATTAGCGATAATTTTATATTGCAAGAGTTTGTTCCTAAAAGTATATACTCAAAATTTAAAAATTCAGCAGCTTGGTTTGTACAAAAGCGTTTAGTTTATGCTGCTCAATGTATAAGAAACCGATTTAAAAAACCAATGATAATAAATAATTGGCATACAAGAGAACATGGCGGTTATCAGTTTAGAGGTTTTAGAGATCCTTTGTGTACAGTTGGAGCTGAAATGTCACAACATAGGTTTGGAAGGGCTTTTGATTTTCATATTAAAGGACTATCACACGAAGAAATTTTCCAAGATATAATCAATAATGAACTGCAATATATGAGCTATGGAATTACTACCGTCGAGGATATCGAACATACTAATGGGTGGATTCATGTCGATATAAGATGGACAGATAAAAATGAGATTTTGATTGTATCACCCTAACTCTTTTTTTATCTTCTTATAATGTTTTATAAGTTGATTTTCTAACCATTTAATATCTTCGCCCGACTCGTACTTTCGCCTAATCCATAGCAAGTCTTTGTCGGGCTTTTTGTATTGTTTCATATCTAAGCTATGTTTTACAGCTTCATTTAGTATAGAAAAACTATTATCAATCATCACATAAACTTCATAAATATATTTGACAATAAAGCAACGACTAAAGCAGAAATAAAACTCATAGCATATTTAAAAACCGTTCTTAGTCTACTTAATTCACTTTCTAGATTCTCAATCCTAACTTGAGCATCTCTGGTAAAAGTAGATAGTACAAGCCTTGATAAATCTAGTGCGCAATTAAGTTCGTCTGTGTTTCTAAGTTTAGGATACTTAGAGCCTAACTCGTCTCTGAATGATGCAATCCTATTACTAACTAAGTCTCCGTTCGTAACCATTTATCAATTTCCTCATATGATTTACCAGGTATTCCAGCGTTGTATCTAAACCTAGCAGCTGCATCTCCAACTTCACTTTTAAAATAACCTTGCTTAACGTTATTAGCTATTACTTGTAGACTTTCGCATAACAATGCTTCTGATTTTGCTTCTACATTAATAAAATAATTAAATCTTTTATTTTTCTTGTTCACAGTATAATTATACTAAAAAAACAAGAAAATTGCTTAATTTATACTAAAATTCTGGCCATTTTGTAGTAGTTGGATCAAGCTGGTGAGCCGACCTTTTCCACTGTCCAAAACCTCTAAGGCTTGGATTCTCAAAATATTTCATTTCAAGCAGTGCATCTTTACGCTCAACATTTAAAAATAAAGTATTAAAAAAGTCTTTAGTGAATCCACTATTAGCTTTTTTAGCATCACCTATAAGTGATGTATGTATTTGATCTAAGAATTGATGAAACTCATCATAATCGCATGTACTCATCTGGGCTTTTGTTTATTAGGGCTTGTGTTAGCATCATACATCTGGTCATAGCATGGGTCAAGTCATACAAGTGCTTAAAATCTCTATTTTTATCGTAGCTAGCTAAATGAGCCCTTATGTGTTCTAGGTGATGATCTATTGATCTTGTTTCCCAGTCATCTTTTTTATATTTTTCCTTTCCTTCTATCATCACTTTTAACATTTCCTGAATTGCTTCTCTGAATGTTACGGATAACAATTTTTGCGCGTATTCTTGAGCTTCTATTTTTTCCATTTTTCGTACATCTCCTTAATCGTATCAACGCACCCTTTAGGATCGTTTTTAATTTGTTTGCTAGTAAAGGCCAGCATTTTCCAGCCATTAAGAGCTGCAATATTTCTTTTCTCATAATCTTTATCTGAGCTGTGTCTGCCAGGTACTAATTGACCTGCTTTAGTTTTAATTAAGTGCGTTCCGCCGTCACACTCAATAGCTATTTTTTCATCAACAAAAGCAAAGTCAAATCTAAACTTTCTTTCACAAAAACGGTGTTCTCTAACTAGTATTTTAGTTAAATTTGGGTAAAGGCAGCGTATCCAATACCACAACTTTTCGTCCGACGTTTCGGTTTTCCTTTCGAGTGATTTTAGAAAAGACATTAGCAAAGCCCTCCATGAAATTATTTTGGGCTTTGTTGGTATATAGATTGTATTTGTTTATAGGTGTAATCATATAATTGGCCTCCGCCATTAATATTTTCAATTGCAAAACTTAATACGGTATACATGATATGTTCTTGATCGTGATAATAATGGTTATCTCCATACGTATTTATTAAATTTTGTATTGATCTTATCCAATTAAAACTAGATTCTTGCATTTTGTTTTTTTTGTATTTCTTCCTAACTTCATTAGAGGGAATACGTTCCTCGACATCTTGCATTAATTGCATTGAATCTTTCGTTTCACTAGTGATTATAACATTTTTATCAGGAATGAAACTTGTACTTTCACGATTAAATTTTTCTTGCTTAGCATTTTTATAAAAGTTTTCTTTAGGATTTATCTTTCTTTCTGTATATATACCGCCGTGCTTATCAAATTCCGGGTAGGCTCCAAAAAAATATTTCATAAACAACTTAAAAAGCTTTCCAAAATGAGTAAAAAAGTATAAGGGCTGCTGCTCAAATAACCTTTTTCTCTCATGCGTTAAATCCATCTTTAAATGAAACTCGTCAAAAAAAGCTTTATGTTTATAGCTATCGTTAAAGGCATTTTCACAATAATCCGTGCTAAACTTTACCCAGTTTTCAATAAGTTTTGTCATGTACTGTTTTACATATTTTTCCAGTCCTTCATCATTCATATCCAAAAAATAATCTACAAAATTTCTCCAGCCAGAAATGTACAAGGACTCACAAATAAAAAATTCATACATAGCAAAAATTTGCAGTTGAGGCGTTAAGTTTCTAAGCCTCGTAGAATAAAAATTAAATTCCTTATCTCTATACGCAAAATAAACTTGAGGATTATCAGATATAGATCGATATTTTCTATAAATAAACGCTCTAATTAATTGATCGGGTATATCTTCTAACATATCTTCAGTTATACCTAGATCAAGTATCGCTTTGTTATTGCGATCCAAATAATCTCTCCAATCAAATTTATACATGAGTCATCTCCGCTAATTTCTCAATTTTTTGTTTGTGTTCGTCTATTTTAAGTAATTCTATCTCAATGCATGACATTGCAAATTGATAGAGAGCCTTCTTATTCTTTAAATTAGACATCTTAGCAACGTCTAACATGCCTCTAGTCTTCATATTCAAGATATTTGCCTTCTTGATGATTTTTTCAGCCTCTTCTTTATCGCTAGCCTGTAACTCTTCCCAGTATTTCCTGGCAGCTCTAGTTAAATTTGCTTGTATATCTGATTCCTTTTCCTGCTCTATTTTCTGTTTCTTTTGGTTTTCAAGCTTTACTTTACTCATGATCTTGTCACGGTAAAAACACATAGCTGCTCTTATTTGCTCTATAGTTTCTCTTGCGTAATAACTACCTTCTGCGTATCTGTGCCATTCCTTGAAAAACCTTGCTTCCTGCTGCTTACCTGCCTGCTCCATGATTTTTCCTTTCATGCAAAGCAAGTTGTAAATGCTGTAAAGCGGATTTAGCGTTTCCTCTTTCAATTCTGCAAGTACTTTTTTTAGATCAATTTTGTTTGGTGAGTAATGATTAGCTTCATAAGCAAGGTTTTTAAACTCCTCTCTAAGGTTTAAACCGTGCTTTGTAGCCCATTGTGTAAATTTTAAGACATCCTGATCCTGCCGGTTACAGTGCTTTTTTATGACGGCTTCTTTTTTTGTGACTTTATCATTATTACAGGAGTAAGGAATAGGATATTTATTTTTCTCTTCTTTAATGATAGGCCCTTCGACTTGATTTGAACTTAAATTGTTAATAATTTCGTTGATGTCTTTCATACCATTATTATACTCTTTTTTGTGCTTAGTTTCCTTTTTTGGCACTAATTTAAAATAGTTTTTTGATAGGTATTTTCTGTCTAAAAGTATAGGCCCTTGATCTACGATCGCTTCTCCAGCTTGGTTAAATTTTAAAAAGTACATGGAGCCGATTTTTCGTTTCTTAAAATATAATGGCTTGATTGTCATATAGCCTTGATCTTGGAGCTTTTGTTGCGCTACTCTTATTTTTTTTCGTGTCCAGCCAAGCTTTTTAGCTAGCTGATACTGTGACGAAACGTAAGAATTTTTAGGTAAATTAATCTTGACACCAAAACGATCATGTACTAATTTATTTGATACAGAACTGTTCTGAGAAATAGCGAGGAAGAAGTGAAATCCTACCTCGCTTTTTTGTAACGATACTGGCAATTGACAATAATTCTTAATCAAACTGAAATCCTTTTTTATTTATTTGAACATGTTACCGATTAATACAGATGCTTCCTGCTTTGTAACAATATCAGTATCAGAGATTACACCTTTTTTTCTTAATAAAGCAAGTTGTTTTTCAGTTGCAGGGTTTTGGATATTATTTTTATCTTTATTTTCTTCTGCTAATTTAGGCTTTGAATTGTCATCAAAATCGAAGTTAGTCTCTGGAATTACCGCATCACCCCAATAATCATCGTTAGGCTGTTGCTCCACTTTTACACTTTTACTGTAATCGATATTTGGCGTGTTTTGTGTTGCTGGCTTTGCAGTAGTTTTTTTCTCGTCGTATTGCTCAAGATCCTCTCCTGCAAACAGTGAAAGCCCAAGCCCATGAAGTGCTATGGCCTTAGCCAGGCATCTTTGAATTGACGTGTTAATTTCAAAGCAATTTGGTTTAACTATGGGTCTGTTAGCATTATCTAATACCGGATGTATTTGTGATTGTGTAACGTCATTTACTGTAACGGCTACCTCCACAAAATACCCAGTTTCAGTCTTACAGTATGGCTTGTTATCATATTTAATAACTTCAAATGTAGCAGTAGGATATATTTTTTTTAGTTCTCGTAGTGCTATTGCCCAAGATAGATAATCAAACCTGCCCTTTTTTTCCCTATACTTATCGACGTTAATATCTTGTAATTTTTTGAATTGATTTTCTTGTTTAGTCATTTTAATACTCCTTTTATTTGTTTTTATTTGTTCTTGGATTTATATAATTGTAGTTGCTATGACAAGACTTCACAAAAGCTATCCAGTCCGCATTACCCATTTCGCCAAGACAAACATCTTTATAATTTTCATATGCCCTTTCTGGGCTTATTTCAATTCTGCCAAAATCGTCACTTTCTAAAATCAATTCATTTAGATTTCTAAGTGCTGCTAATTCAGCAAAATCGTACATTTCAGTATTTTTCCAAAAATAATTTAAGAAAGCGTTGTCTGCAAGCGTGTTAAAATGATTTTTAAATCGTCGTGGATAGCTTCCTAGCAATATTTTTAAAATGTTTTTAACGTTGACTGATAATTTAATTTTTAAATAAAAAATAGATTTTTCAGTTTCTATTTTATGTATTTGAACATCATTTTTTGTTATTTTCTTTTTATAAAAATCAATCAAATTTAGCATTTTCTCTGCATAATCTCTCCATTCCTGCTGAATATTGGGTATGTTAGTAGGATAATCAGCTTGATAAAACTTAATTAGTTGATGTATGAAAAACCTTATAGAGTTTTCTTTAATTGATTTAATAGTATTTGGCAGAACATGAAAAAATGTGGGTAATTCCTCGTAGTATGGTGAGCAACCATTGTTGTAATATATGTTTGTTTCCTTATCCAAGTATTCTGCACTTTCTTGTTTTACTGTAATGTCTGCTCTATGACACCATTCGTAGAAAAATTCATCACTTTCAAACGTAAAGTCTTCTCCGTTGTAGTGGTATTTCATTTTCACGTTTTTGTTATATCTTAACGATTCGATAGTTGAGAAATCATTAAATGTAAGTTGTTTTGTTTCTTTTTTTGTTGTTGTTTGATTCATACGTCTACTCCAAATTTGCGATTATAATTCTCCTCTACAAAGTCGCTTATTATTTTTGTGCTTTTTTCATGGCTAATATGAGCATGAATGCAAAGCCAATCTTGTTGGCTGTGAATGATATCGGAAAATATATCGGCTTTTTGTTCACAATTTAGTTGTTCTGCGTACTTGAGAAGTAATGCATTAGCTAGCATAAATTCTATTTTTTGGTTTAAATGTTCTTGAATGTTATAATTTTCATGAGTAAGTGTGGGAAATTTTATATTCATTTTTTTTCTCCTATTTGCTTAGTTTGTTTAACGTCTAAGGTCGTCGTCCAGAACGGCCTTAGTTATATATAAGTTATTCACATGTTATCCACCCCCTTCCGTCGCTATGCTATTTGAGATAGCTTCATTATTAACAACGTAAAAAAATGACTGAACTGGCATATCTAAGATCTCTGATAATGCTACTATGTAAAATAAACCTGGGCTGCTCTCGTCATAGACTGGATTAGTTAGCCTCATAATTCTATGTCTGCCACTCTCAAAACCGTATTTTTTGTTTAAGATTTCAGCTAGTTGAGTTTTATTAAATCCTTTTTCTTTCATTCTGTTTTCTATGTTTATTGTGTGAATATATATTTTTTTCATGGAACAATAATAGCACGTTATAATAAAAAAACACAAGCATTTTTTGACATGTATTTGACATAGTAATATCCTTCAATTATATTAAAAAGCAAGCCCATGTTTAATATATTCAAGAAAAAGAAAATTGAAGACACTTCTAGGCATTTTAATGTGTTAATAGATATATTTTTTGTAAAAGAATATCAAGAAAGTACAAAAATAACACAAGCAACAAAAAAACATGCTTATACAGCTATTCAAAACATTAAAATGTTAATGCCAGAAGCTTTACACATTGATAAAATAAATTATGCGATTGTAGAGGATTTTAAGGGCAAGTTGCAAAATAAGTACTCACAAAGCCACGCAAAAATAACTTTTAGTATATTTAAACGTTATTTATCGTTTCTTTATTTAAATACTTACCTAGATAAAGAAGTTGTATTCAATGATCGATTATCGGCAAAGCCAAAACCAAAGACTCAAACAGTTACAGAAGATCAAATTTTATATTTCAAAAAAAAAATAAAGCAATCATTAGCTGTAGACACAACAAAAGGAAGAAGAAAGTTGGAACAACATAAAGATAGTAGCGTGATGAAGCTTTATTACACTGTTATTTTTTTATATTCCACAGGCGTGAGGCTACAAGAATTGCACAGAATCAAGCACAAGCATTATAACGAAAAAGAGACTAAGTTATATATTCCAAGTTTTTCAGTTAATAAAGGGCAAGGCCGAACAATTATTCTTAATGAGACTGCCAGACAAATTTTAAAATCTATTCCATATTATGACAAACAATTTATTTTTCCCTATCGTAGCACTCAATTACTTCTTAATTATTGGTATCGCTTTTCAAAGAAAGATTACAAGCACACCCAAAAGTTTAAATTTTCCGATTTAAGAAAAGCTTTTATTTCTAATGCATTGGCACAAGGATTTTCGCTTGAAGCGGTGAGCAAGTATGTTGGACATAGTAGCTCTCATATGACAAGTATCTATTACTCAAACAGTGAGACACTAATAACTAAAGAATTTAAAAAACTCAAAACGGTAAAAAATATATGAATGAAAATTATTTATTTGTTTTGTGTTTTATTTATTCTGTTTGTTTAGTTTATTTTATTCTTTATGCTGAGTAAACATTTTTAATTTCAAAAGTTTTAATTTTGCCTCATTAAAAATTTGAGTTGTGTGGTAAAAAGCTTTGGTTTTAACTTGTAATTCTGTGTAATTTAATCGATTACACTGACGTAAATAATCGGTTTCCATATGAGTGAAAAGGTTTAATAATGATTTATATGAGTTGTGAATATCGACAAAAAATTTAGCGTTATTGTATATGTCTCTAGTTTCTTGCAGTTGCTTGTCTTCTGTATTTTCCATCTCTCACCTTATTTTTAGATTTATATTTTATCAATTAACTTACTCTTTTTAAAAGTGTTGCCACCCTTATTGAGGATAGAACCACTTGTCCAGTATCAAAAATGATTACACTTTCAATGTCCTTATCCTTACCTGCGTCATATAATTGTTTTTGTTCTTTTGCTATTTTTATTGTTTTCTTAATTGACTTTGAGTCATGATCTACAACGGCAATTATCCTATCTAGAGGCACAAAGTTATTAAAGCCTATGTTTAGCGTTTTGAGTTTGTTGTTATTATTCATTTTTTACCACCTTATTTTTATTTTCTTTTATTTAATATAAATTTTTAATTAATAACACTGAGCCGCTATCCCATTTATTATTTAAATATTCAGTGTCCCACATAGGTAGGCAATCATATCCTTTTTTTATGTAGTAATTATAAGCTAAAATTAAATGAAGTTTATCGTCATACCAAAATAGATTACAATTTTTATCGGGATAATTTTTTTTAAAATATTCAATTTTTTTTATATTTAAATCAATTAAATCAATAGGAAAATTTGTGTCCTTGACTGGTAAACAATTGATATACTTCCATTCATCATTTGTAAATTCATCTATTTTTTCAATACTATTTTTGAATATTTCAAATCTTGGCCACTGATTTATGACAATGCTTCTACCGCTTGTCCATGATAAACTATCTATCTGTTTTTTAGTTATTTCTATATTCATTTTATTTTCCTTATTTATTTATTTGTCCAAACATCTCCTAATTCATTAAAAAGTCTATAAGTAGATATATATTTTTGTGAATTATAACAAGGCTTGTTAATGCATATACTTATATATTTCATTTCAGATCTTTTTCTTGCATTATTTTCAATTATTTTAGCTTGTTCATAACTGTTACATTCAACAATGTATTTGTTTATTTTACCTTCAGCTAGACCCCACCCACTTAAAAAATTATCAGTCATGCTTACATAATATTTATTGTTCATAATTTCGCCTTATTTATTTAATTTATATTCTTTATCATTAATATATGCTTTGAACATTTTTTTACACTCTATTATTGAGTAACCAATATAACGTTTTTTAATTAGTTGATTATCAATTATGTCCGAGATAATTATATGCCCATTATGTTTAATTTTTTCTGTATTCATTTTATCACCTTATTTTTTTGTTAATTAGTATCCTTCAACTATCTCATAATAGCAGTGTATTTCATCTACTTTGCTACAAATAAAATCGAAAATATTTCTAAAAAGCATATTATGTTTATTTTCATTTAAAACTTGATCTTTATTATAAAATGCCATATATCCATCACAAGAAGTTGTATTTTTTTCTATTGTTTCTATAAATTCCTTGCAGAATTCTTTATTGCTTCTTATTGCTTCATACAATTTATTCAAGTCTTTTATGCTTATATGAGCGTCTATTTGATCTGTTTGATAATTGTACTCTCTTGGACTCCATAGCTCACTAAATTGTATAGAAATTTCTACATTAAGATTTTTGCTTATCCATTTTTGTAAATATTCACAATAATCTATGCAGTAATCATCATACGCCTTGTTTAGATTTTCTTGTGTTTCATATTTTTCAATAACTTCCCACGGTTGATCGTCATATGATTCATATTTATTAATATTTCCATATTCATTAAACATGCGCTGTTTTATAGCTTCATCGGCTAACGTCTCATAGAAACCGCCAAAGTCAATAGTTACTAATTCTTTTGTTTTTTCTTTTTCTTTATTCATTCTAAACCCCACGCTATAACATCTCTTTTAAGGCAATTTTCAATTTTAATAAACTCTATTGGTAAAGAACTGTTATAACCATTTAAATTTAATAACTTTTTAACTTCATCTTCAAAGTGATTGCCGTAACCATATTGATATGGCATATAGATAATCTTTCCATTTTCTAGGTTTTTAACTTGAACAGAAAAATAACTATTGCCGTTAACTTTATCACGCCATTCTTTAGCCGTTGCTATGTATTTAATTTTCATTTTTATCACCTTATTTATTTATTTTTTTTATTCTTATTCAGCTTCCCAAACTTCCCATTCAACGTCCCACCCATTTACATAGATGAACTCGTCTGTGTCGTTGTCTAAGCATTTTACTCTTTGGCTTAAGTCTGTTTCGTGTGTGGAAACATCTAAGCAATTTCCATAATAATCAGTAACGTAATATCTTTTCATTTCTTTATTCATTGTCTCACCTTATTTTTTATTATTCCTATCCTATCCTAGTAATACTATTTTGTTTGTTGCTACATCATAACCATAATTATCAGTTACTTGAATAATGTTTTTTTCCATCTTAATACCTCCGCTTTTGTTAAGATACTATTAGTATATGGTAGATTAATGTTACAGTCAAGTGTTTTTTTTAAATTTTTTTTGTGTTTACTTTTATTCATGTTATTGTTGTTGAGTTGGGTATTGATAGGGCTTTCACTACCCAATAAAACTGAAGTGATATTACTATGTTTTGCAATTTAGCTGGAATATCGTATATATATAGTATGACTCTTGCTTTTTTTATCTATTCACATAATAGGATAGTTAAAAGATATTGCTATGTGAGTTTTTGTAGTGGTTTAGGGGGAAAATTATTGATTAGGATACTTTTTAAAATTCATAAACTTGCATGACTAAAAAAGAAAATAATAGGCTTGAACAAAAAATAAGAAACAAGTTAGAAGGTAAATTAGTAGACAATAATAAAAATAAAATCCTTAAATCCTATTTATTCCTGATGGAACACAAGTCCATGGGAATTCCCTCGTTATCAGAGGTTTCCTCATATTGTGGCCTTTCAATTAATACATGCCAAAAGCATTTAAAAAACATAGTAGGCCAGCTTCAATCCGATAATTTTGAAGCAAATGCCTTACGCCAGCTTTTAATGAAGAAAATATCAGACAAGGCTTTATTTGAGGGTTGTGTTAAATCTTTACGCTTGGCGGCTGAGTGCACTGGAATGCTTAATCAACAACAACAAAATCAAGTAATGAATCAGCAAGTTATCTATGAGGTGAGAGGAGAGAATGATTAAAAACCAAAAACTCAAAATCGAGTTCCGGCGGCGTGGGGGTTTCGTATGCCGTGGGGTTATATCCAAACACACATTTTTAATTTCCCAAAACAAGACCCTTTTGACCCCCCTATGTTAATAAATCAACTTCTATTTTATTTTTTTTCTTTATTAATTTTGTTGTTATTAGTGTTTAGCCTTACGATGGCCTTTACGATTGCTATGAGGGCAGTATGGCTGTTTAAGGGTGATAGTGATCCGATAGGAGCATGGAAGCTATTACAGGAGCAGGAAGGGGTTAGTATGCATCAGGTGTTTAAGGATGCGGAAGAACAAGAGAATGTAGAAAGGGGTGGGTGGGTGGGTTAAATGTTATACATACACAGGAAAGGAAAGGATGTCTAAAAAAGTAATTAGGTTAAATGACAAACAGAAAGCAATGTTCAAGATGATCTTTAATGGCAATAAGTTAAGGACAGATCATAACTATAATCACTTTGCATTTTTTGGTGCTTTTAGATGTGGAAAGAGCTTTTTAATGATGTTTGTTGTTTTGTTGTTGTGTTTAAATTATCCAGGATCTAATGGATCAATAATAAGAATGACGTATGGGGAGTTACAGGATTCTTGTATTGTGCAGTTTCTAGAGGCTTTTCCACCTGAAGAGAATAGTTATGTTTATAAGAGTGCAGCAAGAGAGATCGTTTTTTTTAATGGGTCTAGGTTGACGTTTAGAGCTTTTGATCGAGATTCTAAGATTAAGAGTAATAACTATGACTTTACGCTGTTAGTACAGGCAGAAGAGATACCAGAGCCATTGTACTTGCAGGTATTAGGAAGATTAAGTGGTAAAGCTGTTCCTCGTCCTTTAATGCTCACCGAAGGAAACCCGGCGGACTGTCACTTGAAAGACTTGTATATCGACAGTACTGAAGAATTTAGGCAAGGACAAGGAATATACTTTATATCAGGAGAAACTAAAGATAATCAAGTTAACTTGCCAGATAATTATATTGCCAATTTACAGCAAAATTATCCAGAAGATTATCTTGATCGTTATTTGTATGGTGGTTGGTCAAAGACAAGTGATCGTGTCTATACCGCAATGTTAGATCATCACAAAGTGAAGCAGATAATGATACAGCCACATTGGTATCGTTGTATCGGTTTTGACCATGGAATAGTGAATGATAGTGCAGCTGTGTTTTGTGCAAAAGATGAATACGGCAATGTCTATGTTTTTGATGAATGGAAGAAAAAAGGTGCAACGCTAGAAGATATTGCACAGGCTTGCAGGCGTTATGGCAACTTAGATATTGTAGCTGATTTTTCTATGAAGACAGGTAGAGTTGATGCAGATTCTATGTGGGAAGATCTAATAAAGTTAGGTTTAAATTTAATTGAATGCACCAAGGACAAAACGGCTAATATTTTGCTAGTTAATCGTGCGTTTCACTTAAACCAACTACGCATTATGGAAAACTGTGAATATACCTGGGGTCAACACAAACGTTACCAATATAAAAGAGCTGCTATGACTGGCACTGAAAACAGGAAAGAACAGGTCAGGAAGTTCGATGATCATAGCTGCGATGCGCTGCAATATGCAATGCGTTATCTAGCAGAAATAAAAGTGCAATCTGCGGATGCCTTCGAGTTAGGCACGAGCAAACCGACACTAAAACAAATCGTTCAAGGAGGAACATAATGAACATGGATATGATAATGACGGATATGCACAGGAAGTTTGATGACTTAAGGGCAGGAATTCAAAGAAATGTGGTTGATCAAATAAAGTTAGCAATGCAAAAAAATGAGATATTTTTAATTAAAGCTGCTGTAGAAGCAAACAAAAGACAAATAGATTCAGCTAAAGAATGTAACTTAAATCAACTTACTAAAAGAGTCATGGAGCATGACACGTCAATTAAAGAAATACAGTACAGATCTAACCCATATGTGCTATCAGAAAACGTAAGAATGATGGGCGAGAGACTTGAAAGGGTAGAGCAAAAAATAAATGAGATTGTTAATAAGATAGAAGAGTTTGAATCAAGTAAGTTTCTAGATACCTCTATCACGTCAGAAGAACTAAAAGGTCTATATGCCAGCTCAGGCTATAGTCACACAGAAGTTGCTAAGTTTTTAAAGGTAGAACCGTCTCGATTTTATCAGATTATTAACGGACAAGAAAAAAATCCTGACTATGTAAGAAGAGCAAAGTTGAAAAAATACTTTTTAAAAAAGATAAATGCCGATTCATGACATTAAGTGCAGAGACTGCACAGAAATTACATCACAATATGTAAGTTTTCCAGTTAAAAATACAATTACTTGCCTTAAGTGTAAGTCAGATAACACGTTTATTTATTACGGGAATTACAAAGGTGCTATGTTTGCAGGAATTAACTATGTAAATGATGTGTCTAATTATGGAAATCAGATATCTACAGCTGAGATAGACAGAAAATGTAGAGAAGAAGGACTCGTATATGGGTCACAAGAAGAGATACAAAGAGAGGCAAAGCGTTATAAGCGCATTAATGAACAAGAATCAAAGAAAAGAGATGCCGTACTCGTCGACAAAATAGAACATGAATTTAAAAAAAGAGGAGCCTGATGAAAAGCGAACACCTAATTATTATTAAATATAATCAAGAAAATAACGAAACAAGCATTTGTATCGATATGGCAATAGAAGAATTAGACGATATTGCACAAATTGATATGTATAAAGATGCTATTGATTGTCTTACAATAGATTATAATAAGCTTATGGATAAAGTTTACAAAGCTAAACCAAGACATTACATGGGAGGAATGTTCAGTGCCTCTTAAATACGGAACATCTAACAAAACATTTGGAGAAAATGTTAAAAAAGAAAGGAAAGCAGGAAAAGGAATGAAGCAAGCTCTAGCTATTGCCTATTCTATGAAAGATAAAAGCAAGAAAAAAGGTTATAAATGAGTAGATTAAAAGCATTAATTAAAAGAGTTGGTGTATCAGGTGTAAATAAACCTAAAAAAACTCCTTCCCATCCTACTAAAAGTCACGTAGTCGTAGCTAAAGAAGGAAATAAAGTAAAAACAATTAGGTTTGGGCAACAAGGAGTATCAGGAGCAGGATCTAATCCTATGACTTCTAAAGGAAAAGCTAGGCAAAAGTCATTTAAAGCAAGACACGCTAAGAATATAGCTAAGGGAAAAATGAGTGCAGCTTATTGGGCAGATAAAGTGAAATGGTGATATAATATCCATGAGGTGATTTATGGATAAATTATTTGATCTTATTGATAATCAAACTAATATAGATAAAATTAAAAATTTAAAACATATTACATTAAATGATTTATGTTTGTGTTTAGAAAAATGTTTTAATACAGATAATGATATAGATAAAGAAAAAATTAAAAAATTTTTAAACATAATATATAAAAAATTACCTGATCCAAAATTTATAAAAAAATTAACTAATAAAAATAATATTAACAGTATCTTTGATGAATCTAAAAATGTTGAGTTAATTTCTGAATTTGAAAATAATTTATTAACCAAAGGCCAAGAATCTCTTTTTTTTGGTGTAAAAAATATTGATGATTATATAACATTTGCAAAAGGACAATTTATTATTATTCAAGCAATGTCTAATCATGGTAAAACTACATTTAAATTAAATTTAATGCATCGTTTTTTAACTGAAAAAGCAAATTTAAATAAAAATGTAAGTTGTCATTTTTTTTCATGGGAATCTAATCATATTATGTTAAATATGAAATTAATTAATATTTTTTCAAAGCAAAAAATTGTAAAACACTGTCCATCTTTAGTTCCTCTTCCTCATCAAAAAAAATTAGGTAATTATATAATTGAAAATAATTTAGAATACCAAAAAAACTTTGAAAAAATTACTGAATTAAAAAAAAATAAAAAATTATGCATATATAAAAATACATATATGTTAGATGAAATAGAGCAGCTAATTGAAGTAAATAATAAAGAATTTCCAGAAAAAACACATGTTTATTTTTTAGATTATATTCAGATAATAGATCACAATTTAAAAGCTGCCGAAGGAAATTGGCTTAAATTACAATTGCTTTCTTCTAAACTAGCAAAATTATGTGTAAAGTTTAATGCAATAATTATTACTAGTAGTCAAGTTTCTGATGATGGAGAATTAGCAGAGTCAAAAGGAATGTATAGGCCAGCGGATTTAATATTAGATATTTTTAATAATTCACACCTTAAAATAAAAGATCATAAATCTAAAGTTTTGCAATCAAAATATGAAGAAGCAGAAAATGGGAAAAATATGTATTTAACTATAAAAACAGTTAAAAATAGATATGGACAAAATATAGAATTAAAGAAAAAATTTAAATTAATAGAAGGAGACTATATTTCTGAACATAAAAATATTCAAAAATTAGAAGATTATACTTTTTGATAAAATAAAAAATTAACTAATGGAAAGCTATGTAAATTAAATAATTAAGGTGTTTAATGAAATATAAAATACAAAAAATAAAATTACTAAAAATTATATCTGAAATGTTATTGAATAAAAATTGTTATTTAGGATCATCTTTTACTAATTCAAATGATTTAGGTAATGCTAATTTAAGTCAATTTCAAGAATATCCTGAAGAAACATCTAAAATTATTAAAAGTATTTTTTGCAGTATAGGAATAGATGCAGAAAGTAAAGATAATTATTTAATTAATTATTGTACAAAAAAACAAGAAAATTTAAATTATTTTTATTATTTGTTTGAATTATTTTTAAATAAAAAAAAATTTAGTTATAAAAATACAAAACAAAATATAATATACAATGAAAATTTAATGAAAATAATATTTATGTATTTAAATAATAGTGATAGAAGTGTATTTTCTGACAATAACAATAAAAATTTTTTTAATTTATTAAATATTCAAGATATATATAATTTAACTTTAGTAAATATATTTTTTCGAGAAAAAGAACAAGATAATGAAGAAAAAGAAAGAGATTTAAATAATTTTATATTAAATAATTTATATCAAGATACATATACTTTTGATGGCTGCAATAGTCACAATAGTTTTCAGTCGCCATTTGCAAATTTATATTTTAATGACATATCGGAAAAATTGTTAAAAATAGTAACTGAACCAATTTTATATTTAGCTTCAAAAATTTATCAATATGATTATGTAAATATAATACATAAAAAAATATATCAAGAACATGAAGATATACCAGAACCTGAATTATGGAGAGAATCATATATATATAAAACTGATGATCAGATGCGAAAAAATATAAAAACAAAAGTATATTTATGTATGTATAATAATTCTGGTAAATATAACATTTTTCATATGTTAGAAAGTAGTTTTATGTTTTTGTTAAATCAAAAAATTTTAGAACCTCAATTTAATTAATATGCATTTTGGTGGGAAGTTGTACACGAAAAGTGGGAAGTTGTACACGATAATATGAAAGATAAGTTAATAACAGTTCGAGAGGCAGCTAGCATATTAGGTGTAAATCCTTATACTCTAAGGCGTTGGGATAAAAAAGGTAAATTAAATGCAAAAAGGCACCCAATCAACAACTATAGACTTTATTCTAAACTGCAAATTCAACAGTTAAGATCGGATATATATGAATAGTTGTCTTATTTACGTTTGAGTTATTTTAAACCGGTCGAAATCGACACCTTTAATATGTTATAATTAAGTATTCATAATCACCTTATGGATATTCCCCCCGGCAATCCGCTTTGCTGGGGTTTTTTGTTATAGTAAACTTAAAAAGTGAACCCTGAAGTATTATTTATATATGAAGATAGTGAAAGTTTAATCTTTGTGCCTAATCAAGAGTATAAGAATTTAACAGCAAAGGTTAAATTACAAATGCTTAAAAAAATGATATACACACTAGAACAAGAAATGATAGGTGATGATATTATGAAAAGTTTAAAGCCATACCTTCTTCAGGAGCGACTTGATCCATAATAGCTTGTTGTTGAATATCCTCTTCCATTAATCCTTGTTCATCCTGTGGTAACGGTGCAGGAGCAGGAGGCGGAGGAGGTGGAGCTAATCCTAATGCACTTGTTACGCTATCGATTGCAAAAAATTGTGATTGAGGATCCATCATAGATATCATTCCCATAATATCCTTTAAGCTTATTTGTACATTTTTAAGATAATCTTCAAACTGCGGTTCTTGCGGTACTTGTGACATCTGTTCTTCTTCTTGTTTTAATTTATCTATAATAGCTCTGTAATGTGGGTAATCTAATGATTTTAATATAAGCTCTTTTACAAAAATACTGTTAACGTCACCGAAAACACCTTGATTGGCAAGTTGCATTGTA